GTAATGCTCCACAAAATTGGCGGTTTTGGAATTTGGAGGGTTTAAAGATGGTAAAAGGCAGAAAACCACTGTCTTCAGCGGTCAAAGACGCGTCGGGGGCGTTCACAAAAAATCCGCAACGACGCAACCACGAAGAGCCTAAGCCAAAGTTGAGCGACCCTAAGATTCCCGATCACGTCGAAGCGGATCCAGTCGCAAAATCGCGTTGGTATTGGGTATGCGACCAACTACGCGAAATGAACTTGCTGCACGCAACCGACCAAGGCTTGATTGCGGGTTACTGTCTCGATTACTCGATGATGATTTCGCTTTGGGGGCACATAAAAGGCGGTATCGTCAGCGATATGAACGAGCGAGGAGTAGTCAACACGAAGCCCGAAGCAAACCAGTTCCACAAGTTTGCTGATCGATGCCTAAAGCGTGAGGCTGAGTTAGGATTAACTCCATCATCGAGGGCACGACTACGGGCACCGCAGGCCGAAGAGGAGGACGTATTTGAAGAGTGGCTAAAGAGGGCAACGGGTTGATAGCAAGCGGCGTTCGACAACGAGTCGAAGATTACTGCGAAGCGGTCGAGAGTGGCGAAATAATCGCTTGCGACCGTGTGAAGGATGCCGTACGCCGTTATCGCCTAGACTTCGAACATCAAAGCACCGCGGATTTCCCCTATCACTTCGACGAGCGACACGCTACGGCGGTTTGCGACTTCTTCCCGCTAGTGCTACGCCACAGCATAGGCGAGTTTGCAGGGCATCCGTTAATCCTCGAAGATTGGCAGTTGTTCGGGCTCTGGAATATCTTTGGGTGGAAGCGGAACGATGACAATTCTCGACGCTTCCGCAAAGTGTACTGGTCGATGGCTCGCAAGAATGGCAAGTCCACCATGATAGCGGGCTTGTGCCACTACCTAGCGATGGCAGACATTGACCCGAAGACGCGAAAGCCGGAGGCAGTCGGCCAGATCCTTTTGACAGCAACGAAAAAAGAACAAGCGGACGTTGTGTACAGCGAATGCGAACGGATGGTTGACCAGTCGCATCCATTGCAGAAGTACACGGACATCAAAAACGAAACGATCACATACCGCCACAATCTATCCTTCATCCGTAAGGTATCGAGCGAGAAGCCATTCGACGGCCTGAACCCGCATTGCGTGGTTATGGATGAGTTGCACGCATGGGGCGAGTACCATCGCAAGTTCTATGACACGATGGTAACTGGGTCAGGATCACGCTCGCAGCCGTTACACTTGATTATCACAACAGCCGGTGCGGATGACTCGTTACTGTGGCTTGATGAGTACACGTACGCGGTCAACGTAGTAAGCGGCATACACAAAGACGAATCGCTTTTCGCGTTGATTTACGAGCTTGACGAAAAAGACGACCCAGCCGACGAAGCGAATTGGAAAAAGGCTAATCCGAACCTCAATGTTTCGATCAAAGCGGACTACCTTCGCCAACGATGGAATGAGGACAAATCAACAGCGTTGGGTGTCAATCGCTTTACTCGCTATCACGGTAATCGCGTTGTCTCCTCAACGGAAAAAGCCTTCGACCTAGCGGCGTTTGATCGATGCGTCGGCATCCATTCCGATTGGCGTGAGGCGGACGGACTTGGAGCGGGTGTTGACCTTGGTTCTAGGGATGACCTTGCAGCGTATGCGATTTGTGGACGCTTCCCAGTTGCAGTCGATGACAAGGGAAAGACGGTCTACCGCTACGAAATCAAAACGCGGGCGTTTATCGCAGCGGACTCAAAACGCGACCTGTCAGCGATGCCGTTTGCCGAGTTCATCCACGCGGAAGAGTTGTACAAGTGCGAGTACCCAATCGAGGATCTGACCGCATCGCTTATTGAGGAACTCGAAGCGTACGAGATTCAGACCGTAGCGTATGATCCATACAACGGCCAGCAACTAGGCGAGAAGCTAGAAAAGACCGGAGCGGTAGCGGCTCGCATGGCACAAAATCAAGCCAACTTTAACGAGGCTATCCGCGATTTCATTCAACTGATGCAAGAGGGGCGGCTAGTCTTCTCAGACTCTAAACTGCTTCGGTGGTGCGCCAACAACGCGATAATCTGTAAAGACCGCCAAGACCGTTGGATGTTCGACAAGAAAAACTCGAAAGACAAGATTGATCCTATCGTTGCGGCGGTTATGGCGTACCGCATCGCAAGTTTGCAAAAAGAGCGTTCATCGGGTAGTTTATACGTTACTTAAGGAGTATGCCGAATGTCACTGATGACCGCACTATTGCAATGGATGGGTTTGAGCGAAGACCAGTTCAGCAACGGTCGAAGGGTGACGGTACACGAAGCCCTTGGAGTACCGCCAGCATGGTATGCCCATAACAAACTGACGGGTGACTTTGGGCGATTGCCCATCGATGTTAAACGTCGAGAAGGTGACGGAGCGGTAAACGATACTGAGCATCCAGGCTATATCCTATTGAGGGAAGAGCCTAACAAGGTGCAAGCACCGACGACCTTTAAAGAGCAAATGTTGTCGCACGCTTTAATGCGTGGCAACGGGCGAGCGGCGATTATTCGCAAGTCAGGTAAGCCGGTTGAGTTGATACCGATGCTGCCTGAGAACACCTGGACGATCATTCTCGACGGCCGGAAGTGGCACGTTACCAAGCCGGAAGACCAGACCAAAAAAGACCTCTTCGACGGGTTCGATACTGACAAAAACGGCTATCTGATTTTTCCTGATGCCGACGTTTTGCACTTGCCAGGATTCTCCTACGATGGCGTCGAGGGAATCGGATTGCTTGATATTGCGAACATCACATTTTCAACGGGTGTAGAGCAAACGAAGTTTACAAACACGCAATTGCGACGCGGCTTTAGGGGTAAACTCTTTTTGGAGGCACCCGCTGGAGCGTTTCGCAAAGCAGAGGACGCGAAAGAGTTCATCGACGCGTTTAACAAGGTCGAAGCAGGCTCAGAGAACTCAGCGAAAGCGGGCTTGCTACGCGAAGGCGTCAAGGCTAACGCGGTAAGCATGTCCAACAACGACGCACAGTTCGCCGAGTTGCAACGCTTCACACGGCAGGATATCGGTATGCTCTTCGGTTTGGAGGGTATGCCGGGCGATGGCGAAAGCACGTCGTACAATTCACTGGAGCAAAAAAACCTAGCCTACATGCAAGCCCTCGACCGTTGGCTAGTGAAGTTCGAGGAACAGTGCGATATGAAGTTGCGAACACGCCAAGAGAAGCAAAGCGGCGAAGTTTACTTTAAGTTCAACGCGGCCGCACTCTACAGAACCGACCTTAGAACGACGATGGAATCATTCTCCAAGGCGATTGCGTCGCGGATTATGAATCCGAATGAATGCAGGGCGAAACTTGATCTTAATCCCTACGTCGGCGGTGATGAGTTCATCAACCCTGCAATCTCGGAAGCGACCGGCGAACAGTCGGTTGATGAAGTCGAGGACACGCCAGAGGACGACGCAGAGGACGCGACCGAAGACGCACAAAACGCAATGGCAGTGGAGCAGATGCTACGCGACCTCATTAAGACAGAGGGCAATAACGCGATCAACGCAAGTGGGAAGACTCAATTTGTCGCTTGGGTAGGCAAAAACTACCCAAAATGGCAAGCGAAACTAGCGGATAAGATCGAAGCCATCGGGCTAGACCGCGACTTGGCACGCATTCACTGCGAGAAATCAACGCTGATTTTGGCTGAATTGGCGGCTAAAAACGGTGGCGAATCGCTTAAAAAAGCGGTCGAAAACGAGGTAAAGACGTGGGAAAACAGGGTTTTTGACCTGAAAAGAGGTGGAAAATGATTGAAATCAAGGCGGAACTAAATGAAATCCTGCTGACTGGCGTCGTGGGCGATGGATGGGATGAAAATCCTATAACTCAGCGTGGTGTGGTCGATGCGTTACGATCCTTTGGATCGAATGCGGTAACTGTCCGCATCAACTCCCCAGGAGGGGCGGCTGATGAGGGAATTGGCATCTACAACGCACTGCGAAGCCACAAAGGCGAGGTAACCACGATCAACGATTCGTTAGCGGCATCGGCGGCATCAATCATCTTCCTTGGTGGTGCTAAGCGACTGATGGCGGACGGGTCGAGACTTATGATTCACAGGGCGATGGGCTTCGCTTTTGGCAACCGCGAAGAACTGGCAAAGGTAATCAACGCCCTCGAATCCTACGACGCAAGCCTCGCAGACATCTATTCGCAATACGCGAAACTATCGAAAAGCGAAATCGAAACCGCGATGGCTAACGAGTCGTGGTACGAAGTCGAAAAGGCTATCGAGTTGGGCTTTGCTACGGGTCGAGTCGAGAACAGCGGCAAGAAGCGAAAGACATCGAACGCATTCGACCAAGCAAGAGCCAATTTACTCAAAGCAAAGATGGCGCAGTATGCTGGAGGTTTGAAGTGAGTAACAACGAGAATCGAAGTGCATACCCAGACGACGCTCCTAATTCTTGGAGTGACGAAGCGTGGGAGGAGTCATCGAAAGAGTGCGAGGATTGCAACATGCTAGTTTGGGAGGCAAAATGGTACGACGATCCTCCACGCTTTGGCGGTGCTTGCATCGGAACAAAGTATGAGTGCGGAAATTGCGGTTGGGTCGATAGTGCTTGACAACACGCTACCGACTTGCTAGGTTTAATGCGTCGGCCAGAAGTGCCGACACTCTGCAACTAATTAGCGGCAGTGACACACGGGAAATGTTTTAAGTAACACCGTGGCAGTCATGCCGCTATCTTGGTTTATCGACTGCCACACAGCAAAGGGAGCAGTCGGTATGAAAACCGCGAAACAACTCGGCGAAGAAATCCAAGCCTTGCAAGCCAAAGTCAAGGCGACCCAAGACGTAGCATCGCAAGACAACCGCGACCTACTCGCAGACGAGCAAGCAGAGATCGACGCAATCGTCGGAACTGACGGCAAAGCCGGTCAGATTGAGAATCTAAGCAAGGAACGCGAACGAGCGATCCGCATCGAGTCGGCAGTGTCTAACACTGTTCGACAAGTCAACGAGACTCGAAGCGTTGAAGCGTCCAGTTTCCGCATCCCTGCAACCGCACGGGCAACCGGCAAGCTGAAAGCGTTCAAAGGCCCAGATGCCGAACGCGATGCCTTCAAAGCCGGTCAGTTTTTCCGTGCGTTGAACGGCAACACTCAAGCCCGTCAATGGTGCCGCGATAACGGCGTCCTGAATGCGATGGGAG